ACGGCTTCGGTGACTTTAGCGATGTTGACGTCGCCGGCGATAATCGCGTCGACAGTTTCGGTGGTCTGGTGTGGCATGGTTTTTCCTGTGGCAGGGGGGTACTTGAACTTCTTTGCAGCCTCGAACCCCGCCTTCGCGATGTTCGAGCGGACGTTGGCTTGCAGAATCTTCGGAGCGCCGTTTTCGACCCGTGACTTCACGCCAGGCCAGAACGGCTTCGCTTTCTGTCCTTTGTGATAGGCGAAAGCGCGGGTGATCCCCCCGAACGAGATCGCCTTCTTCTTGCCCTTGGCGACCTTCGATTTGGATAGCCGGCTGTAGCCGGCAGCCGCAGCAATACCGCGAGTCTTACGGGACCCGACGTTGCCGCCGGGAGTAATGAAGTGAGGGTCGGTGCCGCTGTTGACCCAATGCACCGGACCTCTGTACCCGACGGATGCTGTCGTGTTCGACCCGGAGCCTTTCAGCTTGTAGCCGACACCCCACGGCTTCCCACCGATCTTCGCTCCAGGCCGTAGCCCGGAGCGCGGCGGACCCGCAAGAAACTCTTTCTTGGCAAACGTCGCTACGTCGATGACGGTCTCGCGTTGCCCGGTCGCAACAAACTTCGAGAGGCCTTGGATTTTGCCGGGTAGCGACCCGAGCGGAGAATCTGCCACCCGACGGGCTACCAAACGCCGTTGGTGACAGCTCCGGTGATCTGAAGCGAAGACGAGTACTCGACCCGGCCACCGACCCCGGAGGACACGTCGAACGACTTGACGTACACCTCGGCCGACTGTTTGATCTGCCCGGCGACAGACCCGCCAGGCGAGTACGTCACGGTCGACGTGGACGACCCGGCCGACTGTGCAGCCTTGAGCGCGGAGACGAACGTGCCGAGAGCGACGTCGAGCGGACCCGAGATCGAAATCTCTGCACCGTCGGTCATCCCAGGGATGAACGCCTTCGCGTTTGTGCCGAACGTTGACACGTCGTGCGTGTCGATCGGCTGCGGGAACGAAACCTGATCCGCGTAGGCCGACACGTTGACCGGCGAACCGGCAACACCATCGATCAGTACGTGAGAATCCTTACCAGCTCGGAAAGCCATGATGGGTGTTACTCCTGTATTGGGGGTTTAGCGCCGCGAAACGGCGATGGTTCTGGTGATCGACCCGGTACCGACGATCGTGTCAGCGGCACGCAGGTAACGGGGAACAGTTCCGGTCACGGCGAGGCGTTGCGAGCCGAGCCCGGCGACAGTGGTGAACGTTGCGATGGTTGTTTCTTCGCCGGAGAACGCTCCGGTGGTGGAACCTTCGATGATGATGACGTCGGAGGTCAGCCCGGAGTAGGCGGTCGTGTGGACGTGGAACACTGCCCCGTTGGATGTGCCTGCGCCGTTGTTGTGTGCGGTGCCGTCAGCGGTCGCGGTGAGCGTGCCGGCGTTCTCAAGAACGACGCCGTTGATGTCGGTGATGCCGTTGGTTTGTGCGGTCAGCGACCAGTCAGCGCCGCCTGAATGAGATGTCGTGTCGTCGAGCGACGTGTGGAAAGCATCGATGAGCCATGCGGCGCCGTCGACGCCGAGCGGCATGTAAGTAATCGGGAACGAGAGACCGATAGCGACAAAGGCTTTTTGCAATGCCAACTGCGACCACTGACTCGCGGCGACCGCTTCCAACGGCCCGCCGATCGAAAACGTCGACGTATCCAAAGTCGGGATGAACTGCTTCGTGACGTCAGTGAACGCAGACACGTCGTGCATGTCTGTCACCGACGAACCCGACGCGGTGCGGGCATACGCCGACATCGAATAAGCGCCGAGAATGATCCGGGTGGTCTGCGATGAACGGAAAGCCATTTAGGGCTCCTTAAAGAATAATGTCGACATCGAAATCAATCGCGAAGTAAGCGGCGTCGCCCGTTCCGACCTCGAACGGTTCGCCGACCTGGACGACCTCGACGTCGTCGATCAGCCCGTCGGGCCACAGGTCACCGTTTTCGACCGCTGCACGAATCGACGTTTCGCCCGCCTGATCCATGTAGTTACGGATCGAGAGTTGAGCGGAACGCAGATCGATTCGTTTCACGAACACCCGCACCGATGCTGCGAGCATCCGTTTCGGCGATCCGCCCAACGTCAAACGGGGGTCGTACGTGCGTGTGAAGCATTGAGCGTCCGGCGGGTTGATGTTCTCGTCGAGGTACGGCTTCGCACGGCCTACGACAGTCGCGACGACGTCAGCCAACGCTTCTAGTGCGTCGTTGGTGTCACCCATCATCGACCTCGTCGTAACGGATAAACGTTTCGAGCAGACCGCGTGCGAGAGGGTCCATCGTCGGGATTCGCATCGGCGAGCCTTCCTCGGCGAGCTGAAACGAACCGAACATCTGGTCGGGTGCCTTGTAGACGTTCTTCGCTTGGAACACGCACGCCCGTTCGACAGCGTCCGGCACCGACGGCCACCCAAACTTTGCGGTGACCTGAACCGTCGGACGGTTCGCCGGGCGAGGCCACCCGGATAGTGCGCCGTCGAGAAGCCGGATCGAGGTCCAAGCCTGCGCCGGGTACTCTGCGGCAGCGTTGATCGGCTGGACCAGAAAGTCAGTGTTGATCGTGAGTGTCGTGTCAAACGTTCCGTTGTCGGACGTGTCAACTTTGACGACCAGACCGGTCAGTGTCGAGATGTCATCTACGAACAGCATCGTCGAGTTGGACGGGTAGTAGCTGCGTGCTACGACGGTGGCGTCTTGCCAGAACTTGCGGCCGTTGCCGCAGTGGTTGTCGATCTGGCGAGAAGCGGCCTCTATCGCAGATTCGATGACGTCCTGGTCAACCAGGTCAGCGGCGGCCATCCCGAGAGCAGCTTTCAACGCTTCCGGCGTGCAGTAGCGGTTCAGCAAAGCCATGTCAGGTCACCTCGATGATTCCCAAACCGAAACAGTTCCGGTGGTTGGTCCAGTCGTATCCGTTGGTTTCCACGAATTCTTCGATGGCGGTACGGACCGGGAACGCCGGCCGGGCCGGTGCGCCTTCGGGCCGGGCGAGTTCGGTGTCGTGGCAGACGATCACCCCGCCGGGACGGACCAGCCACCGGTACAGGTTGAGTTCGTGGAAGGTGTGCTCGTACAGATGCGACGTGTCTATGAAGACGATGTCGGCGAGGCTGAGCTGCCCGACGATCGACGGGTGCATGTCGTCGCCTTGGAGAAACTCCCACCGGTCGTGTTCGCCGATGTCGGGCCGTTCGTCGATGTCGATCGAGGTCAACCGTCCGCCGGTCTGCTCGAGCCCGTACAGCCAGGCGATGGTCGAGACTCCGGAGCGGGTTCCGAGTTCGATGACGTGTTGTGCGTTGCGTGACGTGACGAGGTCCACGAACGTCGGGAGGTGTTCGTAGATGTCGGATGGTGTGGCGCAGAGACGGCGGTATTCGTCGGCGAGGATCATCGGGGCCGGTACCACGAGGCGGGGGCGTTGCCGTCCACGATCCATTTCGGCCACGTCTCGTCGACATCCACCGGGCGCATCTTCACGCCGTCAACGTGGAAGCCTTCACGCCAGTAGAAGTTGTCGTTGGCGATCGCGCCCCGAATGTCACCCTCTACCTCAGGGTGACAGAACGAGTTGACTTTCCGTGTGGCACGTTCGGGCCCGCCGAGCCAAGAGAAGTGCCAGCCGGCGTCGGGTAGCACTGTCAGCCCGGCGAGGTTGCGTGTGTTGCGCATCGACCCGAACGGATGCGACTGGTGAAGAGCATGGATCGATTCGACCGTTCCGGCGACAGTGCCACGCCACCCGGGCTCGTAGAGCCAATCGACCGCCCAGAAATGGCCGCGCTGCTCGAACCCGACGAAGCTTTGAGGCCGTGCGTTGCGGACATGCAACGCACGAGGGACCTCGTCGACGTCGGACTGGAGCACGACGTCTTTGTCGGTGACGCCGATCGTGGCGAGCCCGGCTGCGATGTGTTCTCGTTGTGCGTGTTCCCGTGCCCAAGGGTCCGGGGCGTCTTTCGCTGTCGGGAGGCCGGTCGCCCATACCGGAACGATCTTGTCGGCCCACTGTT